TTCGATTAATACCTGTTTCATAACTTAATCGTTTAGTAAATCGTTAAATGAAATTTTAGATTCTTTAACTTCTACAAACTTATCATTTGCTTCTTTTTTGGTTTCATCACCATATCCGCTTTCAACATATTTACCTTTTATTTCTGTAGGTTTTAGACCTGGTGTTTCTTTTGTGTATCCAATTCCTTCTTGACCAAACTGAGCATTTTCAACATAATATAATGGGTTTGAAGATAAATTTTTAGAAACAGTTTTTCTAGCTTTATCTAAATACTCACCCATATTTTCACTAGTAAGTAATTCAGCTACTTTAGACATTTCAAAATTAATACCTAATTGAAATTCTTCACCATTAAGATTATCTATATTTTTATTATCTTTATAATTATATTGGTTTTTATTTAAATCTTCTTCTGCTATGATGTTCATTTTATCATCAAAAATACTAAACCAATCTGGTTTTTTACCTAAATTACTAGCAACTCCACCTAACATATGTTCTTTAATAACTGAACGTTGTTTTAATATGGTAGTAGCTTGATCATAAGTTAGAACATTACTAATCAAGTTTGGATAACGTGATTTAGCTTCTTTAAGAAATACATCTTTATGTCCTTTGCCTTCTTTAATTAGGTTATATTGTTCTTGTAATGTTTTCATTATTTTCCTTTTAATAATTTTTCTATATCGTTTAGATAATCCATAACTAAATCTGTAGGTTTTACTACTTTAAATGAATTAGGATTTTCTTTATAATATTCTATTGTTTCATTTTTAGCATTAGATATCATGGTATAAATATCATTTAATCTTTTCTCAACACCATCAAATGCTTCTATTCTTTTTAGTTGAAAGTTTTTTTTTGAATCATCTTCAAATAATTGCTTTACTATTATGCCTGATCCCTTAATTTTTTTAGGGACTAATTTATATTTAAATTGTTTTACATAATAATTATCCTTAACTCCATCGGGACCTGCTTTAGGACCTGGACCTAAAGTAGCACCTATTCCTTCTTTAACTTCCATTGTTGCCCGTGGTTTAATAAATATAGTTACTCCACCACCCATATTAGGTTTAGCAATATATCCTGCTTTTTCAGCTCCCCTAATTATAGTTTCTTTTTCACGATCATTCATTGGGCCTGATAAAACATATTGACCTTTCGTAGAATCACCTATATAACTATATGGACGACTACCAATAACTTTATTTAATGGGTGGGCTTCATTTACTGTCTTATACCCCATTTTTTTATAAGCTTTATCATCTGCTTTTTGTCCTTTTTTTCTAAATGCAAATGGGGTAGCATATTGAGCTCCAGTTCCAGGTGTAAATGAAGCAGCACCTGCTCCTCCTCCTGTTGTAGATATTTCACTAGTCATTTCAGCACCATCTAAATAATTAAAAGCACTTTGTAAATAATCATGAGCTTTAGTTATTTTAGCTTGCCACCAACTTGGAAAATCTACTTCACGACCAGTATCATATTTATTTACTTTTTTATAAAGCATAACAGCCATTTTAGCTGCTCTAGCTAAATCACTTTTTAACATTTTAGGTTCATTATCTTGATGTCCTACATCAAAATCTTCATCTAATCTTCCTGTGATTCTCTCATAATCATCTGGGTATTCTTTCCTAATGTGTGTACGAATTTTATTTCTTAGATTTCTAGCGTCGTCACTTATTTCTCTAAATTTACGATCATTTTTAGCTTTTCTAGCTACTTGTTTAGTTACATCAAATAAATCATTAATAGCATCAAATAATTGAGTTAAATTAGGTAGATAATCTACAGTCCAAGTAATTCCTCCTGTTTCTTTATTAATACCAGAAACAGTATATTTAACGCCACCAGCGACTTTAGAATCACCTACTTCAATTTTTTCTCCAGGATCAACTGTAGGAACTTCATTAATTTTATATTTGTACTGGCTCATGTGTTGATTTTAATTCTTCTAAAAGACTACAATATTGTAATAAATCAACTAAATTTTCGTTGTTGATTTTTTTATTTTTACCTATTTCAACAATAAACTTATTTACCTCTACTAATTTAATTTTAGTAGCTTTATCTTTTATAGATTTAATTTCTTCAGATAAATTTTTTTTAATTTCTTGAATTTTAGAATTATAAAATTCTTTTAATTTACTTGTACTATCAATATGTTCAATAAATTCTCTTAATATTATTTTTTGAGCATCTGATAAATTAGAATATTTGTCATTAAATTTTTCTAATATTACTCTATATGTTAAAAGTCTTACATCTTTATCTTCAGATTTAAATTCTTCTAATAATGTGTTTTTAACATTATTTTTATCAATTTCTTTTGACGTTAGTTGTTCTAATAATACTAGTTTATTATCTACAATTTGGTTAGGATTAATAATTTCTTGTGTATTATATACTTCAAATAATGTATATAATGCAGCTAAAGATTTATAATTAGATATATTTGTTTTAAATAAATCTTCTACATTATAATGTTCTTTTAATTCTTTTACAAGATTATATTTTTCCCTTTTAAGTGTTTTTCTATTAAGTTTTTTTGAAGATTCTAAAATAGTAGTTAATATAGTATTAGCTTTACCTTCTGTTAAATTTTTAGACTTAAATAAGGTTTCATATAATTTATATTCTTTTCCTAATTCTGTATTAACAAAATACTTTTTTAAAATATTAACAGATGGGGATTCATTACCTGCTAAAGTATCAGCAGTTATTTTTCTTACCAGTAATTCGAATAAGATACCGGTATTTTTAAATTTTGAATGTTTTATATACATCAATACTTATTTTATTATAAATACGTTAAGATTCCTTATTATTACCATTAATTACGTTTCCTTTGTGTTTTTTTGTAACTTTATCTTCGGATAGTAATACATTTTTATTAATTGGAATATCTTTTAACATATCCTCATATTTAGATAAAATTTTATTTGATTCTAATTCAGATAAGCTTTTAGAAGTATCATTATAATCTTTTTTCATTCCTTTTCTTCCTAATCTATCTTTACCAAAATTTCCTTCTTGTTTATCTCTATTTGTAGGATTTTCAACTGGTCTTCCTAAAGGTTCTTTATCAGTTGTACCTCTATCATATCCTTTAGGTAAATTTGATGGATCAGAATACATTCTACCTTTACCATATAAAGCAGCTAAATCATGAGGTGTACCATATGATTTTCCTGATGATAAAGGATCATTTCCTTCTGCTTCAATTTGTGATAATCTAAATGCACGTTTAGTATCTTGATTAACTAAATCTCTATATTCATCATATTGATCTTGACTAAAGTGGAAAATATTTTCATAAATCCAATCTGATGGTATTAATTTACTGTCTAACATAGATTGAGCTAATGTCATTTTTTCAGTCATTAAAGCTACTTTTTCTTGATCATAGATAATAGATGGAGTAGTTAATGATAATTCAAAATTAGTTAAATCTCCATCTCTATAACCTTGTGTATATAAATGAATTAATGCAATTTTATATAATTCGGATGTAAATATTCTTTGTATACGTTCTACAGTTCTAGCAAATCTAATATCTTGTGCTGCTAATGTAGCTTTACCATCTAGATTTTCATCATATCCCATAAATGCTTTAGGTACTTTAAGAGCAGCAAATAATTTATCTCTTAAATATTCTACATCAGAAATACCATCCCATTGTAAACCAGATAAATTTTCTATTTTTGTTGTTGAATCATTTCCTCTAATAGGAATATAAAAATCTTCAAGTAAATTTTGCATATTATACTTTAAATTATATTCACCTGTTTTTTCATCCATAAATGGAGTACGTTTAAGTTTAGATATTGTTTTTTCCATAAACGCATCTACTTCATTTGGAGGAATAGCTCCAACATTCATGTAATAAATTCTTTTTTCAGGAGCACGAACAATTCTATGAATTAACATAGCATCTTCCATTAAAACATATTGTTTAAATAATTTACGACCTGGTTCAATGTAACTTCTACCATAAGGTAAAAAATTCATATCCGTTAATAAACGAAAATGTGCCATTTCATAATTATCAAATATTATGGAATTTGCTTGATTCCCTGAATTAGGGACTGAATAGTAACCATAATCGGCTCCTGATATGCCATCTGGGTCAAATCTATATTTTACTTCTGTTGGGTTTAAAGGATTGCCATCTGCATCCATTCCCATTCCTCCTTCAAATCTTTCAATGTGATAAGCAGTATAAGGTATTACATTATAAACTCCAAATTTTTCTGCTATTTCTAATTTTAAAAAGAAATCACCATATTTACACATGTTACGAATCCAAGGCCATAAATTAAATTCAACATTAAGTACATCATAAAATAAATTATATAATATTTGTTGAATGTTTTCATCAGTTGATCTAATTTGTAAAACTTCACCCATATCATTTTTAAGAGTACTTTCATCTGCTACAATATCTAATGCTGATGCTACAATAGCATCAGTATCCATTGCATCATATTCTGAATATAAGTAAGGTCTTAATGTTTGGTAATTAAAATTTTGTTGTTGACCATATAATGAATTTGGAGAATTTGTATAAATTCTATTAAATCTATCTATTAGAGAATTTGTTTCTAACTCACCTGTCATTTGGATTTGATTAACATCCATGACTTTAAGTTGATCACCTCCAACATTACGAATTAATACATCCGTTGAAAATAACCTTTTTAATCTTGAAAATAAACCTGTATCTGCCATTTTATTTTATTTATAAATATGTTATAATAACCATTTAATGTCCTCATCCTTTCCTCCTATTTTTACTGTATAAGGATTTTTAACACTATTATTACTATATCCTCCACTATAAGAGGGTTTTGCTTTTTGTATACTACCTAACGCAGCACGAGCTCCATCTAAACTTTGTTGTTGAAACTTTAATGATGTGTCACGTAGAAACATACCAATCCCAAATGACATAACCAAATCATCATTATATCCTGATTGAGCTTCTGGTCTTCCATTTCGCCAAATAAATACTTTCATTTCTTCTAGTAAACGTTTTGATTGAATTGTTACAGATCTATCACCAACAAATTCTCTAAATTTATTTATACAAAGAGGTCTTGTTCTCATTGACATAGTAAATCCAGGTGTCATTTCAGAATTACCTTCATATACTCTTAAGTAAGATTCTGCTGTTAACTGATCTGATTTAGGGGAATGATATAAATTTCTATATCCTCTTTCTATTATAGCATCTAAAGTAGCCCATCCTATGTTAGCATTTTCAACCACTAATAAAGCATTATTATATTCTGTAGCTAATCCTGTTAAAAAATATCCAAACTCTTTTGGTGCTAGTTGTCCTTTATATTCTGCTACTTGAGTATTAGTTTCAATATCCATTACATGACATGCAGAAAAATCTTTTCCGTCACCACGAGCAACATCAGCAGTAATCATATATTCTCTAGAGTAATCAGCATTTTCCCAAACCCAAAGATTTTGATCTGCTCCTCTTCTTTCCATAGGATCTTTTATAGTTGACTCCTTAATAAAATCAATCCATTCAGAATAAAATACTATATC